TTGCCCTCTGAAATCCAGAATCTGGCGCAGTTTGGCGAGGACAGTGAGGACGGCCCGGTCGATCCGCAGGCACAGGTCATCAACGATAAATTACAGGCGCTGAAAAACTCGCTGGAAGCAACCCGTGAATGGCAGCGCATTGGCGCATTGCGCGGCAAGGTGCTGGATGCCGACGGCGGGGTGCTGGTGGACCTGTACGATGAGTTTGGTGTCACCCAGAAGAAGATCAGCGTCGCGCTGGGCACGGCCACGACCGATGTGCGCGGCAAGGTGCTCTCGGCCAAGCGGCATGCCGAGGAAAAGCTCGGCGGGGTGCTGGTGGGGGGCTTTAAAGCGTTTTGCGGGCCGGAGTGGTTCGATAAATTCACCGATCACGCCAAGGTCAAAGAAGCGTACGCGAATTATCAGGAAGCCGCTGACCGTTTGGGCGGGGACAATCGCCAGGGGTTTATTTTTGGTGGTGTCGAGTTTATTGAATACAACGCCAGCGTGTCGGGGCAGAAATTCATCCCGGATGATGTGGCGCAGGTGTTCCCGGTGGGGGTGGGGATGTACGAGTTATATAACGCCCCGGCCAACTACAACGAGACGGTCAATACGCTCGGCCAGCCGTTTTATGCCAAGGCTGAAGAGCGGCGTCTGGGCAAGGGCTGGGATTTGGAGGCACAGGCCAATCCGCTGGCCTTGTGTCTGGTGCCCGAAGCGCTGGTTGAGCTCAAGATTGGATAAGGCCGGATCATGAGCGCGCCCTATCTCACCGTGGATGACGTGCAACAGGCGATGGGTCTGCGCAAGCTCACGCAACTGAGCAACGATGCGCCCAATGCCACTGCGCCGGATGCGGCGGTGGTGGCGGTGGCGATTGAAGCGGCCAGTGAAATCGTGGACGGGTATTTGCGCGCACGCCACCCGGCGCGGCTGAATCCGGTGCCGACGGTCATCCGCACCTTGACCTTGCATTTGGCCTGTTACGGGCTGTATGCGCGGCGGATGGAGAGTGCGGTGCCGGAGACGGTGAAGGAACAGCGCGATGCGGCGGTCAAGCTGCTGGAACACATCCAGTCGGGGAAAGTGACCCTGGGCGATGTGGACACCCACAAGACCCTCCCGGAAGCGGGTGCCATCCGTATCAAGGTGCCGCCGCGCCAGTTTGGTGAGGCGACATTGGCGCAATGGAGAATGTGAGATGGCGCAGACCGTGACGGAAGCCATTATTTCCAGCATTGTTGAGCGCTTGCAGGGCGAATACGGCCAGCAACTGGACGTGGCGTGGTTTCCGCAGGAACCGGACAACTACCACCTGGCGCATCCGGTGGGCGCGGTGCTGGTGGGCTATGCGCGCAGCCAGTTTGGCGGCGAGAACGCCACCGATGCGACGTGGGTCGAGCGTCAATTAACCCTGCCGCTGACCTTGATATTTACCCAGTTGCACGGCCCCGATGGCGTGATTGGCTGGCTGGACAGACTGCGCGGCACCTTGACCGGATTTACCCCGGCGCATTGCGATGTGCCCTTGCGCCCGACAGATGAATACGCCATCAGCGAAACCTCGGGCATCTGGCAATACGGGCAGGCGTGGACGACGCGCACGGTGCAGGTCCAGGAATTTGAGCCGAAATTTGGCGCATTGCTGCAACCCCATTTTGAAGAGATATAAGTATGAATATGCAGACCTATACATTATCGAGTGCGAGCTTGCGCGTGGACGGGCAAGAGATGGATGTTTTGCTCAATCCACGCATCCCGGTGGAATTACCGCCCGAGCACCCGTTTACGCTGGCGTTGCTGGCGCAAAAGCGGCTGACGCCTGTGCCTGCAAAACCCAAGGGTAAAGCGCCGGGCAAGGGGGATGCGCCGTGACGCACATCGACCGCGCCTTCATCACGCGCCAGAGCGTCATCCGCCGCGCCATGCTGGACAAGCTTTACGCACTGGCGGTACTGAACGATGTCCGCGCAGAGGGATATGAGCGTGATCTTACCCACACTCTGGGCCATGCACCCGATGAGTGTGTATTTGCCCTGAAGTACCTGACCGGCCTGGGCTATATCCAATGCAGCGGCCTCACTTGCCGTATCACGCCCCAGGGCATCGACTATTTTGAACGGGAGTTACCGTAATGGCCGCCAATTTTCTCCACGGCGTAGAAACCATCGAACGCGATGAGGGCGCACGCCCGATCCGCATTGTCAAAAGCGCGGTGATTGCGCTGATCGGCACCGCGCCTGCGGGGCCGGTGAATACCCTTACGCAATGTTTATCAGACCGCGATGCGGCGCAGTTCGGGCCGGACGTGCCGGGGTTTACCATTCCATCGGCATTTGATGCCATTTATGACCACGGCGCGGGGACGGTGCTGTGTGTGAATGTGCTCAACCCGGAGATTCACCGCGAGACCGTTGCCAGCGAGAGTGCGACCTTTGGCAGCAATAATCGTCTGAAGCTCGATAATCCCGCCATTATCACCTTGAGCGTGAAAAGCGCGGATGGCACCGCCACATATACGCAAGGCACGGATTACACCCTCGATGCCGTGCGCGGTGTATTGACGCGAGTGTCCACCGGCACGATTCCCGCGCTGGCAGCGGTCAAGGCCACGTATACCCATGCTGATCCGAGCAAAGTGACGGCGGCGGATATCATCGGCGCGGTCGATGCGGCAGGTTTACGCAGCGGCCTCAAGGCGCTGGACGATGCGTATAACCTGTTTGGCTACTGGCCGAAGTTATTCATTGCGCCGGGTTACTGCACCGGGCAGGCGGTGAGTACGGAATTGATTGCGAGCGCCGAGCGCATGCAGGGCATGGCGTTGATTGACGCCCCTATTGGCATTACCCCGGCGCAGGCGATCAGCGGGCGCGGGCCGCTGGGAACCATCAACTTCAATACCAGTTCCGAGCACGCCATCCTGTGCTATCCGCACTTGCAGGTGTATGACGCGGCCACTGACAGCACCCGCCTTGAACCGATGAGCCAGCGTTTGGCCGGGCTGATCGCGGCCAAAGACCTTGAGCGCGGATATTGGTGGTCGCCATCGAACAGCGAATTTAAAGGCGTGATCGGTGCCGAGCGCCCCTTGAGCGCCCGCATCGATGACCCGCAAAGCGAGGTCAACGCGCTCAATGAGGCGGGCATTGTCACCGTGTTCAACAGTTTTGGCACCGGGCTACGCTCATGGGGCAACCGCAGCGCCGCCTGGCCGAGTGTCACCCACGTCAAAAACTTCATCAACGTGCGCCGCACCAAGGATATTGTCGATGAATCGATCCGCTATTCCAGCCTGCAATTTGTGGATAGGCTCATTACCCATGCGCTCATCAATGCGGTGGTGGAATCGGTCAACCAGTTTTTGCGCAAGCTGACCGGCGATGGAGCTTTACTTGGCGGCGAGTGCTGGTATGACCCGGCGCGCAACCCGCCGAAAAACCTTGAACTCGGCAATGTCATCTTCAATTACAAGCTGACCATTCCGCCGCCGTATGAGCGCGGCACCTTCGAGACTGAAATCACCGACGAGTATCTCGTCAATCTGGGGAGCAATTAATCATGGCCGGTTTGCAGATCAACCGTATTACCAATGCCAATATCTATCTGGAAGGCAACAGCCTGTATGGTCAGGCCGAAGAGGTGGAACTGGGCGAGCTCAAGTTCATTATGAGCGACTTTACCGCACTGGGCATGTTCGGCACCTTGAAATTAACCGACGGGCTGGAAGCGGTGGAAGGCAAAATCGTGTGGACGAGCCTGTACGGGGATTCGGCGCTATTGACGGCCTCTCCGTTCAAGTCGGTGTCCTTGCAATGCGCTTCAAACGTCCGCGTCTACAACAGCCAGGGGCTGTCACAGGAACAGGCGCTGGTCTGGTTTTTGACCGTTAATTTCAGCGGCTACAAGATGGGCACCTATAAGGCACATGAGGCGGCCAAATACGAATCGCCCTTTGTCGCCACCTCGGTACGCCAACTGATTGACGGGCGCGAGGTGCTGATGTTCGACTGCCTGAACAATATTTATCGCGTTGATGGCGTCGATCAGTTGGCGCAAGCCCGCACCAATATGGGCATGAGTTGACCCCGAAAAAAAAGCACTGGCGCAAGCTGGCACTCGCGAATATTCCCATTCAACAAGGTTTCCACCATGAGCACCAAAACTGACCCCGCAGCCGAACAATCCCCCGCCATCGAATTTGCATTGAAATACCCGATCACCTCGGCGGCACCCAACACGCCTAATCTTTCTCCCAAATGTCCACCG